CATGGAAAAAATTCACCTACGGCAATTGGCGCGAAATTGGACGCTAGTGCGCCGATCTGCGACGATCCTCACATGGACGCAGAGAAGAAAGTCGAGTCGTACGCCACTGGTGTCGAAACTGGTCGCGTGGTTTGCGGTCGTTGGATATACGCGGCAATGCGTCGATGGCGCGCCGACCTTGAGCGCGAAGATCTGCGCATGGATTGGGCTGCGGTCGATGCGATCGATGAGCACTTCCGCTCGCTCAGCCTCGTCGGCGACGACAGCGGCACCGCCTTTGAATTGCACCCGTGGCAACTATGGGTGATCGCAAACTTGTGGGGATGGCATTACACCAGCGACAAGCGCCGACGCACGCGCCTCGGCATCGTGCAGGTTGCTCGAGGCAACGGCAAAACAACGCTGATGGCCGGCCTTGCATTGTGGGACTTGTTCAGCGGCGACGGCAAGCGCGTGCATGTGCTGGCGAACAACGAGGAGCAGGCCGCGATCTGTCTCGACACGGCGCGCACCATGATCCGCAGACAGGCTCGCCCGGGTGTGAGCGTGCTCTGGGATCGCATCGAACGCAAGGCTGAGGATTGCATGATGACTGGTCTACCCGCGCTCGAGCGTGCGCTTGACGGCCTGAATCCGTCGATGTGGATCGCGGACGAGGCGGCAGAATTCAAGGGTCGATTCCTGACCAAACTTCTGACCACTGGATCGAAGCGCAAAGAGTCGCTCGGGGTGGTCATCACCACGCCCGGCAGCAACCCCGAGAACATCTACGGCGAGCTGGTCAGCAGCGCCGAGTCGATCTTGCAAGGCGAGAACGAAGACGATTCGATCTTCGCCGCGCTCTATGGACTTGACCCAGCGGACGCGCTCGACGATGTCGGCGCGTGGCCGAAAGCGAATCCCGGCATGATCCACGGTCAGCCCGACCGCACGGCGCTCGCCCGAAGTTGGACGACAATGAAACGCAGCCCAATGGGGCGCTCGGAATTCAGCCGCTACCACGCCGCGAGACTCGACGAGAACACTGGCGGATGGCTCGACATGGGTCTTTGGCCGGGTGGCAAGGTCATCGACTGGGCTGCATTGAAGGGGCGACCGGCGTGGGTTGGCCTCGACTTGTCCAAGTCGCTCGACATGACCGCGATGGTGGTGGCCGTCCCTCTCGACGATGGCACCGTTGCATTGCGAGGGCATTACTGGTGGCCAACGCACGATGTGCAGAAGCGCGAACTCGATTACCGAATGCCGATCCGAACATGGGCAACCGAGCGCAAGATCACGCTCACACCGGGCCGCGAGATCGACTACGAGAGCGTGCGCGCATGCCTCAATACCCTGCGCGATGAGTTCGATCTAAGGGTTGTGGGGTACGACGCGTGGGGCAGCAAGTACCTCGTCGAGGTCTGCGAAGCCGACGGCATCCCGATGACCGCTTATCGCATGGGCATCAGCACCTTCGGACCGGGGTGCCAACTGTGGCAGAACCTTTGGGCGGGCGGAAAACTAATCATCGGCGATGACCCGATTCTGCGCCGATCGTGCGCCGAAGCGCAGGCTCAGCAGGACCGCAACGGCAATGTCCGACCAGTTAAGAGTAGGAACTATTGCATCCTCGACCCGCTCGTTGCGAGCATCATCGCCATGCATACATGGGGTGGGAAGCAGGCTTCGTGCTACGAACAAACCTAACTTACGCGCAACCTTGATGTGTTAGTACCCGCAACGATGTGCACATGCTGCGGGGATTCCTTCAACGCATGTTCGTCGGGCCGTTCACCTCGACCATCATCGATCAAGGTGGTGGCTCGTTGCCATTCGTTGGACCAGCGAATGCGATTCGATACACGCCCGTCTACCGCGCCGTCACGCTGATCGCGAACGACATCGCACGCGTATCGCTTGAGTGCAGCGACACGGGCGCGGACTCGCTGCTTGCATCGCCATCTCCATACATGAGCGCGTTCGAGTTCCGCCGCGCCATGACCATGCAAGTGCTCTTGTATGGCAACGCGTTCGCCGCGATCAATCGCAGCGTCGGCGGAGAGATGCTCGAGTTGATTCTCCTACAGCCTGATACGGTCAGCCTCGACCTTACCACTGGGGTTCCGATCTATCGCACGATGGCCACGGCGCGCTCAACGCGTCGCAAGTGTTCCATCTGCGCGCACCATCGACCAGTGGACTGTGGGGCGAGTCGCCGATCAACCTATGCCGCACATCGATCCAGCTTCTCGCAGCGCAAGAAGAGATGGCGCTTAAGGCTTACAGCAACGCGGGCAATCCGAAGATCGCGCTCGTACACCCGGGTCCGCTGTCACTCGAGGCGCGCCAGCGCATCATGTCGGACTACGAGGCGAAGCACGCAGGCACCGCGAACACTGGCAAGCCGCTTGTGCTGGCCGAGGGCATGCGCATCGAGCGCATCAGCTCGACGCTTGATGATGCAGGACTTGCGACCGCCCGACAGTACAGCGTTGCGGATGTCTCGCGCATCTACGGCGTGCCGATGTCGTACCTGAGCGAGAACGCAGGCCCGTCCTACGGAACGCTCGAGTGGCTGACCCGCATGTATGTCGATGCGTGTCTCACGCAGTGGCTGCATTGCTGGGCGAGCGAGATCACGAACAAACTGCAGAACGCATACGACAGCGTCTTCTGGGACACCGACGAACTCGTGCGCCCTGGCATCGCCGAGACGATGTCGGCGCTGCGCACTGCTGTCGAAGCAGGCTTCATGACGCGCAACGAGGCGCGTGATGAACTCGACCTGATGCCACTGCCCGGCCTCGACGCGCCAGTGGTCGCGCTCAACATGGGCACTGGCGGCGGGAAAACAAACCTCGGTACCGACACGAGCGGAGAGGCAGGAACCCCAAATGATTTCACGCCGTGACTTCACATCGTCGCCCGCTGTCGAGGGTCGCACCCTCACGGGCATCGCCGCCGTGTACGGTCAGCCCTCGCGATTGATTCGAGAGCAAGGGCGCTCATTCACCGAGCGAATCGCCCCGGGTGCATTCGGCACGGTCGGCGATGTGAAACTTTATTACAACCACGACGCGTCGATGCCGCTCGCGCGCACGCAGTCGGGAACGCTCAAACTCGACTCACGCGCCGACGGTCTGCACTACACCGCGACGCTTCCCGAGACGACGCTCGGCAACGATGTGCGCGAACTGCTGACACGCGGCGACCTCACGGGCGCGATGTCCTTCGGCTTCTTCGTGACTCGCGACACATGGAGCAAGGACCGCACGGAGCGCACGGTGAACGCCGCGACGCTCGTTGAGGTGTCCCTTGTGCAGGATGCCGCTTACCCGCAAACCACTTCGAGCCTGCGCCATGTTGACGCAGCAAACGACGCAGCCGTCATCGCACGGCTCGAACTTCACATCCAAAGGATGAACAATGTCTGACCTTGACGAACTGAACAGCATCAACCACGAATACCGTAAGAGCCTCGAGCGCTTCCAGAAGCGCACGGGCCTCGCACCGCAGACCATCGACGAGCGCGGCAGCGGCGAAGAAAAGGAGAAGTTCTCCCGCATGGATGCGGACATGACTGCGGTCGAGCGCAGCGCGCAGAACGCACGCGCCGAACTCGAGGCGCGTCTCGCTCGCCTCGAGAAGACCCCGCAGCTGGAGAGCCGCGCAGGCAGCGGTCGCATCTCTGGCGCATCGAGCGACCCGAGCACGCCCGAATACTCGGCGCGATGGCTCAAGGCGATGATCACCAACGATCAGGCTGAACTCCGCGTTATGGCGACGAGCACGACGAACGCGCCAGTGCCGACTGACATGGAGCGACGCATCATGGGCAAGCTGTACCAGAACAGTGTTCTGCGTCAGATCGCCAATGTGCAGACGATCGACAGCAAGCGCACGATCACCGTCGAGGCGACCATCCCGACCGCTTCGCTCGTCACTGAAGCCAATGCGATCACTGCGACCGACTTCACTTTCGACGCTGTGTCGGTCGTGCCGTACAAGTATGTGAGTGCTTGCAAAATGTCGGTCGAGTTTCTGCAGGACGCAATGGCTGCAGGCGGTCCCGACACCGCGCTTTCGTATGTCGCTGACCGACTCGGAATCGCGATCGCTCGCGCTACCGATTCGGCGTACACCGTCGGCACTGGTTCGTCGCAGCCGCAAGGCATCGGCGCAACTGCATCGACTGCCTTCGCAACCACCAACAGCGGTCGCATCATCAATCAGGGTGTGGTTCTCGCTGAAGACGCATTGATCAGCACGATCACCGCCGACAATGTGATCGACTGCGTGCACGCAGTTCCGCCGCAGTATCGCGCGTCCCCTCGCTTCCAGATCCTGCTCAGCGACACTGCGCTGCGCAACATCCGCAAGTTGAAGGACACCGCCGGCTACTATGTGTTCTCGCCAGCGCAAGCAATGCCGGGCACCAATGTTGTTGGTCTGCCGGGCACCATCTACGGCGTGAACTACAACATCGGCGAGTATGTCGCGACCACTCAGAGTGGAGCGACAAGCGCCAATGCTCGCGGTGCCGCTTACTTCATTGTCGGCAACTGGGATTACTTCTCGATCTTCGATCGCACTGGCATCGACTCGATGCTTGATCCGTACTCGGCGGCGGCCAACTTGCAGCAAACGCTGTACACATGGTTCCGCACGGATAGCAAGATCATGATGCCTGAAGCATTCGCAGTGATCTCCGCGCTGAACGCAGCCTGATCTGATCTTTTCTTTTCCCGGGTGCTGCGCGTCGGAAGGCGCGCGGCACCTTTATGACGGTACCCCTCAGCACAATCAAGTCGGCGCTGAAGATCGACTACGACGACGATGACACTGACATCGTTCGTTTGCGCGAGGCGGCGATCTCATTGGTTGAGCGACGCACCCAGTTGCTGCTGTCACCGCAGACATCAACGCTCTACATCGCACGATTCACGGATACTCTGCTACCCGCGTACCCGTACTCGTCGCTCACGAGCGTGGTGTACAAGGACGGAAGCAACACGACCACGACGATGCCGGCCACCGACTACTGGGTTGACCTCACCGACGGGCCGATGCCAGTGCTGCGCTTCCTTGATTACCCCGGCATGTACGAAGGCACCGCGATCACGGTGACCTACTCAGCGGGTTACTCGAGCGTGCCGAACGAGCTGACGCACGCAATCATCGCGCTTGTCGGCGGGTGGTACAACAACCCCGAGAGCATCCAACCGATTAGCCTGCAGACGGTCCCGCTGTCGGTCGAGTACATCCTTGCCAACATCTCGACACGGAGTAACCTCCGATGATCAGCGGTGGACGACTCAAGCATGTCGCAACGGTGCAGACCCCGTCGAGCACGCTCGACTCGCTCGGAATGCGCGGCACCAGTTGGACATCAGGCGCGACCTTCCGCGCCGACATGCGCGAGGACAGCGCGAGCGAGCAAGGCTACGGCGATGGCGTTGCAGTCGTGCGCAGCGTGCAGGTGCGCGCACGATGGCAAGCAGTGCAGGGCGCTGGATTGACCGAGGTCGATCGCCTTGTCATCCGCAATCGCACTCTGAAGATCCAATACATTCAGAACCTCGATGAGGCCGACCGCGTTGCCATCATCCAATGCACTGAGGTGAACTGATGCCGACCGTATGCATTGAAACCTCGGTGCGCACCATGCTGCTCGCGACCGTCGGAGTCGCCGACGCAAACATCACGCACGGATTTCGCCTGCAGGACACGGAGCTACCTGCGATCACCTACGAGGTTACGCAAGAGGAAGTGCAATCAATCGGCGCGTCGCCGTTGCTGATGGTGTCGGCGACAATCCGCATCATCGCGCTGACCACGCAAGAGACGCTTGACCTGTTGGCTGCGGTTAAAACCGCGTGCATCGCGGGAACCTTTTCGACGCTCGTCTTCGAGAGTGTCATATGGAACGGACACACAGTCGAACCCGCCGCGGCTGGCGACGGCGATGAGCAGATGCCCGCGGAGTTGGCTTGCGAGATCGACATCTACTACCACTAGGAACACACCATGGCTATCAGCGGCGCACTTTCATCAGTAACTTGGGGCGGAACTGCAGTTCCTGCCATCGGATCGGCATCGGTTCAAATTACAAGACCAACGCAACAGATCACTGGCATCGGCGACACCGTCGATACATTTATCGCTGGCGTTCAGAGTGGCACGGCTTCACTTGACTTGTTTTACGACGACTCCAATGCAGTTCATGGAACGATCATGACTGATCTGACAACCGCAACATCGGCAAAATCACTGATCATCACGCTTGCAAGTGGTCAGACAGTTACCTGCACTACTTCGTACTGCACGGGTGCGGACTTCACAACGAGTGCCGGTCAAGTCGTTCGCTGCACTTGTTCATTTCAACTCAGTGGCACGATCAGCGTAGCATGAGCAGCATCCGCGACATCCTCACGCTCAAGCATGTGCCGTACGCGCTCGGCGGTGTTCCGTGCACGCTGCGCCGACCAAGCGCGCTCGACCTGCTCGAGTTGCTGCAGGTCAGCAAAGATCGACCGCATCACATCTACGCGTTCCTCGCGTTCACGCATCTCTACCAAGACGGTAGTCCCGTGCTTGGCAGCATCGACGACGCGCTTGCGATGGACGCTGCGCTCATCATCGAAATCGGTAAGCGCTGCGAGCAACTCTACGAGGAAGGCCGGGACTAAGCGAGGCCCAGCGCACGGTGCTGCGCGAGGCCGTCAAGTATCTGAGCACCGATCTAGACAGCATCTCGATAGCGATCATCAATGCGACGCTCGAAATCCCCAACTGGCGCGGCATACGCGAGCAACTTGACAACCTCGCCGGGAAGGCGAAGCGGTAGCGGCTACATCGTCGCATCGATCGATCCTGCATCACTCAAGCGCGTCAGCAAGATGCTGCAGTCACTCGAGAAGAAGATTGCCGACCGAATTGCGAAGGATGCTTTGCGCAAGTGGGGTCGTCAAGTCGTGCGCGCAGCGAAGGGTTTCACGCATCCGTCGAGCGAGCGCACGCGCCGACAGATCACGCTCAAGGTCAAGTCATACAAGCGCGCCGTGTGGGCGGGTGTCGGCGTGAAGACCGAGAAGGTCCGCAACGACCCCAAGTCGCGGCTCGGTCGCTACTCTCCGTTCGTCGGATGGAAGTCGCACTTCTTCGAGGTCGGTTGGCACGCCTGGCCTCGAGGACTCAGCGGCAACTCTGAGCGCGTCAAGGTGATCGTGCGCAACACGCAGGTCGCTGCAGGAAACGGCGCGAAGAAGACAATCCTTGCAACGCGCAACGGCAAGGTGCACAAGCGCACCATCACAGAGCGCGCCGTCACTGTGAGCAAGGGCGGCTCGAGCGGCGGCGGTCGCGGGTGGAAGCGCGGACTGCGCGGGCGCGGCGGAACGCTGCAAACTCAGTACGCTCGGCACTACCTGTTCCGCGCAGCTGGAGTCGGTAGGCAACTCGTGCAAACTGTTCTCCTCGACGCAATCGCCAGCGCGATCACCGACGCACAGAAGGCGGCAGCATGAGCGCAATCCCTAATCTAAAAATCCCGATCACGATTGTCACGAAGGATGTCGGTCCTGCGCTCGCCAAGGTCGAGCGCGATGTCGCTGCATCCGCAGCGAAGGTCAGCAAGATCAGCGGCGGCATGGGCGGCGGCGGCGGAATGGGCGCGGGCGGCAAGTCGCTCATCGCAGGCGGTAACGCCATGCTCGGCGGCGGCCCTCTCGGCGCGATGGCGATGGCGCTCGGGCCGTTCGGCATGGCCATCGGCGGTGCCGCAGCGGGGCTGCTAGCGGCAAATGCGGTCATCGACATGTTTGCGGAATCGACCAAAGGCGCAGGCGCTGCGCTCGATGTCTTTAACGCTGGCGGCGGGCAAACGATGGCGACGAATGTCGTGATACTCGAGCGACTCGCAAGCCTAGAAAAGGCAGCGCAAGAAGCCAAGAATGAGATCATGACATGGGGCAAGACTTGGGTGGCAGCAAGCGCGCCGCAGCCCGGCGAGGACACGAGCGGCTCGTTTACTTCGCAGCTGGCAATGCACGCTCAGCAAACGGTCGCGTATGTCGCGGCGCTGTGGGCGGGCAAGTCGTTCATGGTCGCTTCGCTCGAAGGAGACCTCGCAGGAACGAAGAACAATGACGAGGCGCGAGCCATCAAGGCTCAAATTGAAGAGCAGTTCCTTACCGAGAAGATCGCGAAAGCGGACATGGAAGCGTGGTTCGGCGGCTTAGCGAGCCAACTCGCGCAACTCGTTGGGATGCAAAAATGAGCACAGTCTTCGGCGCGTATCAGCGCGACATCACTTCCAAGACTTCCAACGCTGGCCCGTACGGCAGCGAGAGCACCATCGATGTCGTGTGCACGGTGTACCGCACCGACGGCGCGACAATCGACATCACCTCGGAAGCCGAGGCAATGATCACGGAAAAGGTGTTCACCGCACGCGAAGCAAGTTGGGGCACAGTGGCGGGATATTCGTGGGAGCAGTTCTGCAACTGCCGCAGTTACACGCTCTCGCAAGTGTCGGGCAAGTTGATCAAAGTGTCGATGCACTTCTCGACGCTGTACTTCGTGGATCCGACATCGTCGGGAACCATCAAATACCAACTTCCCGCGATGAGCGAGTACACGGCGCGCCAGCGCACGAGCAAGATCTACCGCAACGGTTGGTCGGTGTCGCCGCCTACGGGTGCTGACATTAGCGCCGACATCGGCGGAACAAACATGGTCGGCGGTTCGACGGCGGTTGACACGATGGTGCCGCAGATATCGATTCGCGTGCGCGCTACGCAGGACTCAAGCGTCACCTCGATGCTGCAGGCGACCACCCTTGCGAATTACATGGGCAGATTGAACTCGGTCGCGTTCATGGGCGCGCCGATCGGAACCGTACTCTGTGAAGGTGTGAGCGTCAGCAAGACGGGCGCGGGCACCGAGTACTACGAAGTCATCTTCGAGTTCCTCTACGACTTCTGGGCGCACCACGAGCAAGTTCCAACCTGCGAGCCGACTGGTCGTCCGTTGCAAGGATCAACTGGACCCAGTGAGGTCAAGTGGAAGCGCATGACCCGATTGACTGCGGACTTCAACGCGATCTACTCTGGCGATACCGTGCTCAAGAACCTCATCGAGAAGGGGTACTGGACATGAAGTCAAGCGCAATCGACACCAAGCGATTTCAGACGGACATCCGTCGCGTCGCAACGCAGGCACCGCAGTACGAGAAGCTCAACACGAAGTTAATGGAGGTGACCGCGTGGTCGCTCATCGCAGGCAGCGACGCTCGCTACAACTACATCGTGCGCGAGGCATATGTGGGCGGATCATCGCCGTACACGCCGACCAACAGCGGATACAGCGGACTTACCTACGACGCGCTTTCCGTGAGCGAATTGAGCAACGGCACGAACCCGCTCGTTGGCTACTACTCGTACGGCATCCTCAAGACGCACCTACCCGTCGGATTCGGCGCGACGCACATCCCTGTCGGCACCTTCGTGCTGTGCGTGCCGCACAACAAGACGAACGGCGGAATCGTCTACCTGATCATCAACACCCAAGCAATCGACGGAGTCTGCTAATGGCTGGCAATTACGACATCGTCATTGAGCAGGGCGCGACCTTCTCGCTCGCCATCACCATCACTGGCATCGACCTAACGCTGTACAGCGCACGCGCTCAAGGCCGCACGACGCACGCCTCACCAGACAAAGCGATCACCTTCACGACCGCTATCGCGTACTCGTCGCCGAATAGCACAATCACCGTATCGTTGACCGCGACGCAGACCACCGCGCTCATCGCGCCGAGTTCAGGCGTTTACGATGTTGAGTATGTGTCGGGCAGCGGAATTGTTGTTACGCGCATCCTTGAGGGCACCTACACGATCACTCCTGAGGTCACGCGATGAGTTCGGTGACCGTCACGCCAACCGTTCAAGCCGTGACTGTCACGCCGACGGTGCAGGCGGTCACGATCACGACCGGCTCAGTCATGCAGGCCGTCGCCTATGCGTCGCTCACTGGGTACGCGATTGCTACGACGCTGCTCGCAACTGCGGGTGCGTGGTACGACATCAAGTCGCTGAACCTCACCGCAGGAACTTGGATGGTGACGGCGTTCTGTCAGGCCGTCACGACCAGCAACGCGCACGAGTTAACCGTGCGTCTATACGATCCGCTGACCTCGACCGAGTACGGATCAGCGAGCACCTACGGCGTGCGCAACGCCGCGACGATCTGCCCGAATGTCACCGCAATCATCGTCGTCGCGACGACCGCAACCGTTAGCCTGCAAGCATCGTCGAGCGGCACAAGCGGACTCACCGTGCAGTACCTCACCAGTTCGACATCATCAACCAAGTGCACTGGCATCATCGCCATGCAGATTGCCTAATTATGCCAACGAACGCCTACTACATCGTCGCAAACGTCAACGCTGGAGCCGCGCGCCCGCTCAGTCTGACCGACACGAATCCGCGCACCATCCAACTTACTTCCGCTGGTGCGGTCTACATGGTGTTTGGTTACGCAACTGAAGCAGCGGCATCGACGGCAATGGGTAGTTCTTCAATGCTCATCTATGCCAACAATGTCGTAACGCTTTTGGCCGTTGACCTCAGCACGGCTTGGGTCAAATCACAATCCGCCGCGACTGTTGTCGTGAGTTACACCTATCCAACCCCGGGCTAAACAATGGCAACAAATACTAAATTTATCGGGACTCTAATCAACACCACAACGAGTCCGACCGTCTGTGGAACTGATACCAACACACGGGAGGTTTGGTTCAGCGCAACCGCAGCGTCGCTATTGGTGTTCAACGCGGCTGACGTCACCGCTGCGCACGCGCTCTACGGAACGACTCCGAGCACACCAGTGACTGGTGATAAGGTGATGTATCTGCCTGCTCAAATTCCCGTGTGCATCGTTGGGTGCAATTTGAGCACCACCTACATCAAGTCGGTTGGAGCCGCCAGCGCCGCCTCGTGTTGGTTCTACACGCCATGACCATCGAGCTTCTCGCCTCCGTGCTTGCGATCATCGCGACCATCGTGTCTGCGACGCTCGTGCTTGCCGCAAAACTAACGGTTCTTGAGGTTGCGATCGCGCGGCTTCAGGTGACCATGGCTCAGTTCGAGTCGCGCATCGCCGCGCTCGAGAAGTGGAGAGATGTATGACAGGCTCACCCAAGACAACCATCGCCGGAGTCGGCGCGATTCTCGTCGCAGTCGGTGCCGCACTCGTCGCGATGTTCGACGCTGACCCGACCACGATGCCGCAGTGGGATGTCGTGATTGCGGCGGTGCTCGCGGGAATCGGCCTCATCTTTGCCAAGGACTCAAAGGCGAGTGCTTGAGCGCATCGTCGCGACCATCACCGTCGGCCTCATCGGATGGCTCGACAAGCGCCTCTCGCGTGAGACTACCGCTATCGATGCGGATGTTGATCGCGAGTCTTTGCGTCGCGCTGGTGCTCGCCTGCGCGAGTGGCTGCGCGCCAAATAGAACGGTCTTCGTGCCCGAGGACAGCCCGATGCGCGTCGGCCCCAGTTCATCGATGCGCGTGTGGATGCGCATAGATGGCGTTTGGACGCTGAGCGGCAACCGCATTGACATCCCCGAGGGTTGGTATCTCGTGCCGCCGTCGTATGTCGCGGAGGTGCCTGATGCCTGATCCGACGACGGGGCATCTGTGGTGCTGCTGCGACCCCCAAGTATGTCCGCTGATGTGCACCTTTGCGTCGAGTTACGCAATGGGTGGCATGAGCGGCACGCTGCAGGCCGTTTGGCAAGAGCGCACGGGTGTTGATTGTCCGCCATGCGACACGGGAACGCTTGCGGACATTGTGAACGATTACGAACTGGCCGTAAGTTGGAATCAGTCGGGAACGGTCACGCTGACCCGCTACGCAACAGAAGGCGGCGGATGCTGCTACGCCGCGAGCGGAAATCTTGTGGTTAACTGGTCATTTCGATCCGCGCAGGATGTGACTTGTTGCGGTGGCAATCCCGCTTATGTGTGCTCGCTCGAGAACACATACACCGGCAGCGACAATGTGCCGTTTTGCTACACGGTGGTTTGCACGCAAGTCAAAGGCGTGAACTACTGGCTGCACTTTCTGACCGTTTGCGATTTCAGTTGCCAAGTCATCGACCAGCTCGATGAAGCCTGCTCCGATCCAACTTGCGACGCTCTGCCAATTGAGCGCGTGGGGTTGCGTTTGCTTGGCGCTCGCTACTCGTGGTACTCGACGATGAAAGCGCCAAATCTGTTAATTTCGACAGACTGGACGGCAATCGGTGTCTGCGGTCCGTTCGGATATTGCGGTATCGAGTACGCGGGGCAAGACCCCGAGAACACGAACGAAACCTGCATGAATCGAGTGGCGCAGGACACGCTTACTTTTGGTCCGTTCTCACCGATCTTCGTTGTTGACTGGGGCAGCGGTCCCGGACCTATCGCGTGCTCGAATACGAGCGAGCCATTCCGAAAGACATTCTGGAATTGCAATCAGGTGACCATCGGCTGCGCGGACAACCTGACCAGTGTGACCCCGTGTTGCGATTACGGAATGTCCTCGACTTGGTTCTACCCCGTATTCACGTGATGCCCGATTCGCGATGCCATCACTGCGCTGACTTACGCTGCACGCTGCCGGCGGCCATTGCGGTGCTGGGCGACTCGCCGTCAGCGGGCGCGTGTA